GTCCCCCGCGTAAACACTGGGTACAACCAGTTAGTAACAACGGATTTGGATGGCCTTGCTATAACACAAGACATGCGTATAACCCTTTGGGCCTGGATTAATCCCTGGTCGGATAACCCGGATTTTCACCAAGTAGCGTATAGATTCGTAGAACTACAAACGTGTTTTTCCGCAAGTGTCCTAGCTCTATTACATTAGTTTTTAGAGCCTGGCGGGGCACCACCCCGCAAGGTATTTTTAAACCAAAGGTGCATTACATGTAAAAACAGACGTATTTTGTGTTTGAATCGTCAGACTGTGAATGTACAACGAAGGAAAGCCTATCGTTTTGCCCCGTAGTGGTCAGACCACTGAAGCCCGCACAGACAGTGCACTAGAGCCTCGCGACTCCCTTCGCGTTTCCGATGCCTCTCTAGCTCATCTCGAGTTTTTGGCATCCCCTAGTGGAATACCTTCTGAGATCCGGTTTGTCACGGATCAGATTTCTATTCAGGTGTATCATTTGCGCGTTCTTGCGCATGCAGCTAGGCTTTGCTCGCCCTACTCAGACAGTCCTCATTATGCTGAGATACTTAATCGTCAGTCTTGTTTGATTTTGTTAGCTTCCCTGCGTTTTTCCCTCCAAAAACGCCTTGTTGAGGTTCGTTCTCAACTGAACGGGGCCAACGGTGAATATACCGGCCTCGACGATATTGCCCCTTTTTACCAGGAGGTTGTTGATCATTGTGAGCCCGTTGTTCCTCCTTATTGGTGCCTCTTTTCCCGCGTTGAGGCTCTTGCCATTGACGATGCTGTCTTGGCTAGACGTCTCTCTCACTTGATTGCTCTTAATTTGGCCTGGGACCAAGCCCAAATGAATTTGGAGGCCCTTCGTGACGATATGTCCCGTGAGCCCCTCAATATTGAGTTGCAGGTCTGGGATGCAGAAGAGCGTGTCTCTCTTTCTCGCATCGATACAGCTCGATTCCATGCCCGTCGTGATTACCTGGCTGCTCTTGAGGACGCTACTGCGCGTTGCCAAGTCGAGCTTTTGTCTCGCAATCGTCGGTATCCGTGGTATTATCCATTATATTACCGTGCTAGGTCGCTTATTGCGACTGCCATGTCTGAGTTCTTCTGTCCTGGCGTCATCAACGAAGCTCAGTCCTCCGATGGTAAGAAGAAACGTGGTGGGGCTTCCGCTGTTATTTCCACGTTTGGCTCTCATGACTTTGTTGTTGACAACTCTGTTTCCTCTGCTCGTCGAGAGGAACGTGTCCATGCCCCTCAGTTTGTGGTTGCGCGTGCTGTTAAGCGCCACCCTAAAATTGCCTCTGATTCTAAGAGGATTCGGCGCGCTGCTGAGCGTGCCCACCAAAAGAGGCAGACCCAGGATCGGGATGTTGAGAGAGCTCGTGTGGCTTTCACGGACTTGTGTCTGGCTGTTGATCCTTCTAACAGCCCTCAGTTCGGCTTCAACTTTTCTTGGTTCAGTGCTCTTGGCGCTAGTGCCAGTAGCTTTGCTTCTACCTGTTCTAGTCTTACTGAAGCTGTCCACAATTTTTCCAAGACTTTTTCCTCAGTTGGTGATGGCATTGCTGCCGCCTGGCCTTGGATTAAGCTGATCCTTATCCTGTTGGTCCTCATGCTCAGTTTGTCGCTGATGTGTTGGGCCGCTCAACATGGTTATAGAGTTCTTGGGAGTGTTGCTCTTGTTCTTTATATGGCGTTTTCGATGTGGGCCGGGTTCACGGCCACTTCTGCCATTCTCCAGACTTTCTTTGGCACTTATGAGTCCCGGTTTCCCGGGGCCCGTCCCTTCGTCCCTCCAGATGCCATGGCTGACTTTTCTGGCTGGGCGAAGAGGAATATGGAACCCCAAGTGGGTGGCGAAGCCTTACCCGCACCTGATCCTAATGTTGCTATTCCGATTGATAGCAGCTACATTTCTAAGCTCCTTGTGGCCGTCTTCAGCGGCGGTATGCTTACTGTTGGACAGAAGAAAGAAGGTTTTGCTGCTAGCCTGAAGGACTTTGTTGTCTCTTTCCCTAGTGTCATTAAGGGCATAGATTCTATTGTCGAGTTTGTTACCCGGATCTTGTTTGAGTTGCTCAACAAGGTCCGTGGCCACTACAAGTTCCCACTTTACGAGTCCCTTTTTGCTAATCGGGATGTCTTTACTGGTTGGGCCGGCCGCGCCGAGCGGTTTGGTGATCAGATGGCCAAAGGTGATATCGCTG